CTAGGATCACCATAAGAGACAGCAAAGATAGGAAGTTCATAGTACTCAGGGCCTATGCCTTTGTACCGCCATCTTCTTATGGAATCTGGGTGCATACCATATCTCTTGGCGAGTTGATCGGTAGAGAAATACTGGCTGCCAGCTACTGTCATGATGAAACTTCCTCATATTTATTGTTTAAAAGATCAAGAACAATGTTGTAATCCTTTCTTGATATTTGGTTTTCATCATAACGCTGATTTATTCTTTGAGCTATTTCATCAAGTTTTTTTCGATCTGTAGCTTTTTTAATCGCATCTTTAGCAAGAACTAAGATGTTTTCTACTGGCTCGGCTGACCTATCTTTTTTTGAATTTTTCCATGCTTTTTTTCTGTCATAAAGACATAATCCAAACTGGTTGCCAAAGGTCATTAATGCACGTTTTCTTGCATCTGTTTCAGCTTCTTTGATTGCGTTTTCGTGGTTTTTGCCAAAATTCTGCTGATTACTAGAGCCAGCCCCAGTACCTTCTCTTACCACGTTTCCAATCGTAACTCTGACTTTTGCAGTGTAAGTAACGTCACGAGGTTCAGCATTAACACAAACTGTTTCTACTGTTTCACAAGACCAGCCATCAAATCCAAAGATGCGGTTAGCTTCATCAATAACGTGCCAGCCTTCAACATAATCAACTGGTTTGCCAAAGCCACCTTCTCTTTGTTCTACATTTGCAGCGTTTATAGGCTGCTTGAGAAGTTCTGTTTGTTCTTTAGTAAATGTCATAACCATTTTGGGGGTGTAAGTGTTTTGATGCCCTTTGGTTCATAGTTGGTGTAACCTTTCCAGATGCCTGACTCTTGGGCGTTTTTGATGTCAGACAATGTTTGTTCTTGTAGTTCATAACCACGTTCAATAAAGTGGGGTGACAGTTCATAGATTCCCACGCTATATGGGAATACCTTTTCAACAGCCACAAATATGAACCGCTCTGCTCCAGTACCTTGAAGGTAATGTGCAGCTTGTAAATGATACTTAAAATTAACAATAGTTCTAGTAAAAACATCAGGTGCAGCCCCACCTTCACCTGTGGTTTTGAGATCAATGACCATATCATCTATGAAATAATCACAGCGACATTTACATTGCAAACCTGTTTCCCTATGCTTCCACCAAAAAGATTGTTCTGCTAATCCTCTAGTATCTGTCAGGGTGTCTTGAATAATGTATTTATTAGCAAATTCATTTTTAGACAAAGCTTTTTTAATAGCTATACAATTTTCAAGTTCTGGTGTTGTATAAGTTTCCATGCCAAGCTGTTGCATGGCAGAGGCCGCAGCCTTACCAGCTTTAGTGCGTTTCTCATTAAGCAAGCCATATTTTTGATGAAAAGTTGTTTCTTCAAGACAAAATTTATGAACTAATGATCCAAACTTCATTGCTGGTGTTGCAATTCTGGGTGGATTATTTTTGCCATACTTATAGATGTTAAAAGCCTCAAGGCCATGATCTATGGCATATTTCAAGTCAGACGCTGCAATAGCTGGATCTGATCTATACACTTGTTCGTCAATATCAACTGACGTTATGTGTGGTGTGGTGTTGTTTAAAGATTCCATTTTGTTATAGTAATGGTGTCCTTAGGTGTTAGGACAAATGGGTGGAGTACTGGTAAGGATCAGGGGTGGTCTTTACCAGTATTTTTTTGTGTAATGATATTTATTTGTTTTTGCATTACTTCCATTGTTGAATTAACTTCAAATATTAATTTAAGAAGTTTCTTTTGATTGTTTTCAAGATCAGCAAGCCTTTGCTGTATGCGTGTCATTTCAAAAGTCATTGAGATCCTCAAATTTATTTAAAACAGTTTGAAGCAAATCATATTTGTTTGCTTTCTTTTTGTACTCAGCAATTTTTTCTATAGCTTCGTCATAGCTGTAGCATTGTCTGTTTTTATCTGTGCCATAAAGACCATCAAAAACTTTTCTGATAAAATCTTGGAACTGTTCTTCAGTTCCATGATAAGTTCTGCCTGTTACGCTTTTTGTTTTATTCATTGTTGTAGCTCCTTACAAGCAAGTTCAATACCAGCATCACAATCTGCAACTGTCATGTCGTATAAAGTTCCAGTAAGGGTTGTATAAAACAACCCCATGCCAGCGAGTAAAAGTAAAAAGTTTTGCATTAGTCAAGCTCCGTTTTGTCGAATTGAATTTTGATTAGTGGATAAGATTCAACATCTGTGAATTTTTCTTTTGCTCCATCAAGCATTAGTTCATAAAGTCTGACAGCTTGTTTTGCTTCATCTTCAGTGAACTTGTAGTTGCTCTGGTTAGCAAGGTTCAAGAGTTGCTTATGTCTCATAACTAAAGCGTTGACTCTTTGAGAGAAGAGAGCCTTGAATCTGGCTCTCTTATGCTGATCTTTCTCAGCTTGTGTCTTAGGAGTAGAGGTCATTGTGCGACCTCTTGCAAAGTGTAAGTTACTGTTTGTGTTTGCAAATACCCCTGCCATCTATCCTCTAAAACTTTTGTGATTTTGTAGCCAAGATTCCACATTGCGTGACGATCATGTATTTCAAAAATTGCACCATCAGTAAATGTATGGTCGTAAGTTTTGATAATAGTTTTTGTTTGGGTCATTTAAAATACCTTGCGAAAGAACGGCCTCTCAGCCATATCTATATATTATATGCACTATGTTGTCCTGTCAAGTCCTATAAGATATTGTTACAGATCCATAACATTTAGATAAACTTACAGGGCAAGGGTGGACATATATATATTAATCATGTATTATTTAAATATGAGGTCGAGAGATTGGCCCCATGATTCAAACTTCGCAAAGGATTCAAATGAGACACCCAATTCAAGGTCAAAGGTTTCACGAAAAATACAGAGTTGAAACTCCTTTCAAAAATGGTCACTTAGACCATGTATTCGCTGACAAAGCAAAGGCTCTTGCTTTTACTGACGAATCAGCAGCCGAGTTTGGTTTAGCACTTTTGTTCGACCACTTGACTAATGAGGTTATTCACATAAGCTACCACTTAGATCAATTTGGTAAAAACGCAAAACAGTTTGATCTTAGAGGTAATCTAAAATACAAAACTACACCTATTCCAAATAACTGGCTTGATAAGGTAGAAGCTTAATTGCTCTACCTTTTTTTATTCACTTCGCAAATTATTCAAATGACAAACGAAAACGTAACTCTTGGATTTGATCCACAAATCGGTGATAAAGCTCATGTTCTTTATTACTCTGACATTCACCCTTGTACAGTTATTAAAAGAACCAAAAAATTTGTTTGGGTTCAAAACGATAGCTACAAACTAAATAAAGAAGTAAAACCTAATATTATCGCTGGAGGTTTTGCTGGTCATTGTACAAATCAAAGATCTTTAAAGTATGACATCACCAGAAACACAGAAGGTGGGATCATGAAATTCGGTTTAAGGGATAATGGTAGATGGTGTTACTGTGGAGATCATTGTTCAAATCCAACAACTTTAGGTAGAGGCTGGAGAGCATTTTACGATTACAACTTCTAAAACCTATCAGCCCCACCTTAACTGGTGGGGTCTTTATTCACCTATCACCCCAAAAAAATGCAATTAAGAGATTATCAAATAGAAGTTCTTGACCACCTTAGAACTTCATTAAAGCAAGGGGCAAAAGCTCCTTTGCTTGTTCTTCCAACAGGTGCTGGTAAGACAGTTATCTTTTCTGAGCTTGCAAAAGACTTTGTTTCTCAAAATAAGAATGTGCTTATCCTTGTTCATAGAAGAGAGCTTGTAAAGCAAGCCTGTGAAAAGTTAGACCTGATAGATGTTGAGTATGGTGTTATCGCCTCTGGTTTTGACAGCAATGAAGATTCAAGCTTACAGGTCGCATCTGTTTACACTTTATGGAGAAGGATTGCAGCAAACAAAGATTCTTTTGTTCCTGATGTAATTATCTTTGATGAAGCCCATCATGTAGCTGCTGGTACTTGGACAACGATTGTTGATAAATACAAAACAGCTTTGAGAGTAGGAGTTACAGCTACACCTATACGTCTGGACAATAGACCACTTGGAAAGTTTTTTGACAGGCTTATAAATGGTGTTCAAGTCAATCATTTGGTTTCTAAAGGTTACTTATGCGATCACAAAGTATTTGCAGGGGCAGAGCTTCCAGATTTATCAAAGCTTAAAGAAAGAAGAGGTGATTATCAGGCCAAAGACTTAAAAGAGGTCATGGATAAACCTGTGATAATTGGTGATGCTGTTCATCAATACAAAAAACATTTATTAAATAAACCAGCAATCGCTTTCTGTGTTGATATTGCTCATGCAACAAAGGTGCTACAGCAATTCAAAAAAGAAGGTGTAAAAGCTGAACTTCTTACTGGAAGCATGAAACTTGATGAAAGAGATAATGTTTTAAACAGACTAAGATCACACAAAACTCATGTAGTGGTTTCTGTTGATGTTATCTCTGAAGGCACAGACTTACCTTGTGTTTCTGGAGCAATATTGCTTAGACCTACAAAGTCACAGGCATTGTATATGCAGCAAGTGGGTAGGATTCTTAGACCTGAAAAAAATAAAACTGCAATAGTTTTGGATCATGTTGGTAATACTTACAGGCATGATTTCATTGATATTGAAAGAAATTGGAAGCTGGAGTTTGATTATGAGGAAACTAAGAAACTTCCAAAACCTGTTTTTATTACTTGTAAAAACTGTGGCTTTGTATATAAACCACAGAAAAGCTGTCCTAGCTGTGGCCTTAAGGTTTCTAAAAAAGAATTATTAGCTATTGAAGGTGAACTTAAAGAGTTAAAAAGACAAGAAGAAAAACAGCCCATAACTATCAAGGAACAGTATGCTTTTTCACATTACGCAAAGAAAAGATTTCATGACAAAAACAAATCTTTTTTTAAGGAACTAAATAAAAAAAGCAAGATAGTTTTTGAAAATGATAATCAACTTTTAGTTGGTGATAATATCACTTTCTACAACGGACATAATAAAAAAAATTATGGAGTGGTAATTGCTTTCGTTGATCTTGGTTTACAGCATAAATTTGAACATTATAAAGTTGTGCCAAAAATTCCAGAACAATTAGTCAGGGCTGGTTTTAACTACAAGTGTCCAGAGATAGTAAAAGAAGGTGTAGAGCTTTCAGAGTTAGAAGTTCATGGACTAGTTAACAAAGGTAAAAGAAGTCAACTTTTTGTTTATTTAGAAGCTGAACTAAAATTTGTAGGCATACAGAGACTTTATCTTGAGACAAAGAAAAGGTATTTAGGTAAACATCATGGAGGGCATAACTTATTACTGCTAACAGATGAGGGATTGATCTTGCATGAAACAGAGCATAGAAAAATCAACTCTAAACAAATGGATCATCAAAATGGATCGACACAATATAAAAGTATCAACTTTAAACATGGTGCTAAAGTTAAAGAAAAAATCCGTAAACTACCATTTTTCAACTACAAGATAGATGGTTTTATCGAGATAGCAAGGCAAGCTGATTTTAAAGTGGGATATAACCCAGACTGGGTTTATAGAAACTTTTATGCTAGAAAACTTATAAAAGAGCTAAAAAAATATCACAAACAATTTAAAAAATTATGACATTAGAATACGAACTTAAAAAAACTTTCTGTGAGCAAGAATCAGAAAAGTATGTTGATTACCTTTGCGAAAAAAGAACCAAGCAAGAGGTTTATGCAGCGATAGAAAAGATTGCTTTATTACACCTGATAATCAAAAACTGTGAAGATGTAATTTATGCAGCAAATACTCCAGAATTTGATGATCCTTTAAATTAAAGGCTAATATCTAAATGTAAGAGATTGCCCATGCTTCGCTACCTAAGACGATACATGAACATCTTTCTCAACATAAAAGCTGAAGATGCCCATAGGCTCAGACAGTTTTTGAAAAAGAACCCATCAACACCAACAGGATCTGGTATTGCAAGAGAGCATTTAGATGCTGGC